GACCGCTGCGTGATGCCACATCTCAGCCCAGGGTAAGGGTGAACCACTTTGTGCAGTCGACCGCTGCAGATTTGGCAGTGCTCCTGTTTAGTGAGCTCTGCGGTAAGTTTGCGAAAGCCAGACCCCTGCTTGTGATTCACGACGCGCTGATCATTGAAATTCCCGATTCGGACAGGGAAGAGTTTGAAGCGGCATGTCGGACCATCTCATACGGTGGTGTGACTTTTCCAACGACTGTGAACACACTGTGATATTTAGATCCAGGAGAAAAAAATAATGCACGAGCGTTTGGACAGGATGATATTTGAGGCTGCTCTTGACCTTCTCAGGGAGGACGGAGAGGACGCACCACAAGGTGAATCTGAGGCGGAGACAGAATCCAAAGAGAAAAAGAAGAAACGCAAAAAGCCAAAGAAAAAAATACAGGTCGCCGGAGCCTATGGAAGTGGTGGACTTTTTTCGAGAGACATCGAGATGGCGAAGAGCAGAGCGGTCGAGGACTCATTTCGATTAGTAAAGGAGTTGGGAATCAAATCTCCCGTGGGTCGAAACGATCTTGAGAAAGCGGCAAATGTGATAAGTCAGGCTGTCAAAAACAATGAGGTGATGGCGGAGGCGTTCGGGGAACCCAAGCAGGCGGGTGTGGTTGACAAGAAGGGAAGAACAGTTTCCGGATACACAATTGGTTTCGCTAGCGATGATCTCAAATATCGCGATGCTGTCAAGTACATATACGCGACGTTCCTCGCCGCCACGAATGCGGGTGTGCTTAATCTCGACAACGGTATCGGGTTTGTTCATGCGGAGCTGACAAGTCAACCGGCGATCTACGCGCTATAGTTGAACATTTTTGCTGATTTTTAGACACTTACTGTATGGAAAACTTTGATCACATCAAACAGAACTACGAAAAATATCTGGGTCTGCTGCGAAAATTCTTTTCGAACGATACAGCAAAAAGGTTAGAGGACGAGATGGGTGAGCGCCTCTTTTTGGCACCTCGAGATCTCACACCGACCGCGGGTGGAGAGCCTGGCGGTCTCGTGAGTTTCGCCGTCTCAGTGGCAAAGTACAGCAAGCTCTTCGGAAAAAATTTGGACCAGAAGAAACTGGTCCGCGTCGCACTGCTGCACGAGCTTGGAAAGCTGGGCGGTCCGCTGGAAGGTCAAGATCTGTTCCTCTCCGAAACTTCCGACTGGCACCGAGAGAAGCTTGGGCGCCACTACAAATACAACGAGAACTGCCCCAAGATGTCCTCAGCACACAGGACACTTTTCTATATCGCCCGTTACGGATTCGAGGTCGACGAGGAGGAGTGGCTAGCCCTAGCAACCTCCGCTGGATTCCAGTACGATGAGAATCGATTTTATGCGAACGAGTGCCTTCCACTGGCGCAGGCACTGCATACCTGTCGAACATTTGCGCGCAGAGATATGATCAAAAATGCGGCTGAGTGATATTTATTAACATGCGAAGAAAGCTCTGGGAATACGTCAGGTGGATGCTGCACGAGGCAGAACACGAGTGTGATGACGACAAACCTGAGAATCTTCTGACCGAGCCTGATGAACCTGATTCGGAAGACGACCCGGCGGAGGAACAGAGTGTTGTGGCCAACATCGCGGGTGTGACAACCCCGTTAGGTACCGGCCCGACGTATCCCAACAAGGGCAAGAAACGCAAGTCGCCCGCGCGAGCCGCGGGGGACTCATTTGGTGGTGCTAGACCACCCAAAAAATCCTAGCGATTTGTTTTGAAAATTACTGATTATTAGATTATAGTTTACTGTTCCATATAGCCATTGGACATTTAAAAATTTAGGAGGTTGAAAATGGCAATTAATTTAGATGCACTACGTAAGAAACTGAACCAGCTGAGCGGGCAGAATAGCCGCAAGAATTCCATGTGGCGCCCCCAGGAGGGCGAGGAAGCCACGGTTCGAATTATTTCGTTCCCCGACAATGACGAACAGCCCTTTAAGGAGCGCTGGTTCTACTACGGCATCGGAAACAATCCCGGCCTGTTGTCACCCCACCAATTTGGAAAGCCCGATCCGATCCAGGAGCTCATCAACAAGCTTCGGAGCGACGACAACAAGGAGTCGTACGAACTTTGCAAGAAGCTCTATCCGAAGATGCGGTCGTTCGCCGCTGTGGTTGTCCGGGGAGAGGAGGACAGGGGCGTCCGCCTGTGGGCGTTCGGTAAGATGGTCTACCAGGATATTTTGAAGATCATGCTGGACCCCGATTACGCCCCGGACATCACGGATGTGAAGGAGGGCTTCGACATCAAGGTTAGCTGCACAAAGCTTCCCGGCAAGCAGTTCGCCAACACTTCGGTTCGTGCTCGACCGAGATCCACCGCACTGTCGACCGATGCGAATCAGATCAAGGAGTGGACTGACAACATTCCGGAGCTGGATGACCTCTACACTCTCAAATCCTATGAGGAGCTTGAGAAGATTATCAACGACTGGTTGAGCGGGTCGACGGGTGATGGCACAGAGAGAAGCTCGCAATTCAAACAAACCACCGCGAAGGAGTCACCCGGCAAGGAGAGCGCGCCCGCCACGACCTCTCTGCAGGATCTCGACGCGGCATTTGCCGATCTCGATAGTCTGTAAGAACCTTTCACAGGTGATTCAAGCAGGGCGCCCCAAAAGGGGCGCCCTGTTTTGTTCAACCCACGTGAATTTTCTACTATCTCTTTGGAGGAAATTATGGCAAGAAAGTCGAAGAAAAAGAGCGATCCAGTAGCTGGTCACATGGAGGATTTCACCTCCGATCTGATCAAGTCAATCAACAAGGACCACGGTTCGAAGATCGCCTACAACCTGTTCCACGACACCTCACCGACCCACGTGAAGCGATGGATCAGCACCGGTTCGAGGCAGCTCGATTACATCATCTCCAACAGGCGCGACGGCGGCATGCCGGAAGGGAGAATTGTGGAGATTTTTGGACCGCCGTCCATCGGTAAGTCCCACATCGCCATTCAGATCGCCAGAGCCACCCAGAAAATGGGAGGTATTGTGGTCTACATCGACACCGAGAACGCGACTTCTGTGGAGAACTTGAGGCTTCTGGGCGTGGACATCTCCACGAGGTTCGTCTATGTCGACTCTCACTGTACTGAAGAGGTGCTCGAGATCGCGGAGTCCACCATCCTCAAGGCCAAGGCGATGGACAAGGACGTTCCGGTGACGATTATCTGGGACTCTGTCGCTGCATCCTCCCCCAAGGCAGAATTGCTAGGGGATTATGATCAGAACTCAATCGGCCTGCAGGCGCGAGCGATCTCTAAGGGAATGCGAAAGATTACCGGAGTGATCGCCAACCAGAATGTGTTGATGGTCTGCCTGAATCAGACACGCGTAAAGATCGGGGTAATGTACGGAGATCCCACCACTACACCCGGCGGTTCGGCAATTCCCTTCCACTCTTCTGTGAGAATCAAGCTGGGAGCCGGTCAACAGATTCATGATAAGGACAAAAATATTATCGGAATCAATGTTTCTGCCAAGACGATCAAGAACAAAGTCTCAGCACCTTTCAGGAGTTGCAAATTTGAAATTCACTTCGGTGTGGGAATCATAGAACACGAGCAGCTCTTCGACGAGCTTCGCAAGCACGGCACAGCGCTATCGGGTGACAAACAAGTGACTGTCAGCGGCACCGGCGGATGGAAGGTTCTCGTCGTGTCGGATGAGAAGACGGGCGAGGTTCTGGTGGAGAAGAAGTTCCACAAGACCGACTTCAATAAAATTTTGGAGAATCCGGAGTACAAGCCATACCTCGACGATCTGATCGCTGATGCGTTTATTAAGAAAGCTGCTTCGAATGAGAGTTTCGATCTCGATATCGAGTCGTATGAGGAAGTGCGCGCGGTGTCGGACGACCTTGATGATGTGTTGACAGACCTTGAGGGCTGAAGTGAAAGATCCGGTCCTGATTATTGATGGGCTCAACTTTTTTATGCGGCACTTTGTGGTGAATCCCGCGATGTCGTCGCACGGGGAGCACGTGGGCGGTTTTCTGGGCTTTTTTGGTGGTCTGGGTCGTCTGTGTGAGATGTTCTCTCCTGGGAGAATTGTGGTCGTCTGGGAGTCGGGAGGCAGCCCTAAAAAGCGCGCGGTCGACTCCTCGTACAAGTCGGGTCGACGACCACCGAGACTCAATAGATATTACGAGGACGATATTCCTGCGACGTCCAAAAACCACGGAACGCAGGTCGCCATGTTAGTCAAGGCTTTAAGCTACCTTCCAGTGACACAGATCTATGTCAGAGACTGCGAAGCTGACGATGTCATAGGTTACCTAGGGCGATACACTTTCAAGGACACAGATGTCATTCTGGTGTCTTCGGACAAGGATCTGTACCAGCTGATTGACGACACCACAGTGCAGTGGTCGCCCGGACAAAAGAAAATCATCGACCAGGCGGAAGTGGTTAGAAAGTTCGGTGTGTCTTCCGAGAATTTTTGCACCGCTCGGGTGTTTGTGGGGGACAGTAGCGACAACATCACGGGTGTCAAGGGCGCCGGCTTCGGAATTCTGTCGAGATGGTTCCCGCAGCTGAGTGAGAATGAATTTGTGAGCCACGGAGAGGTGGTCGAGCAGGCGAGATTGATGTGTGCCACAAAAAAGGGAAAGGTTCTTCAGAGGCTCGCGGAGAGCGGTCCCACCGCCGCCAAAAATTGGAAGCTGATGTTCCTCGACACGTCCAAGCTGGCGGGAGACCAGATCAAGAAAGTTACCGATCAGATTGAAAAACGAGGGACAAGTGATAAAATGTCCCTATTGAAAATGATGGTACATCACGGCATACAAAAGTTCGATATTGACAGGCATTTTTTAGAAATTAATTCTGTGAGAAACAA